AGCATAGCAAATGGTTCTGTAGAACTTGAAGAACTTAACAGATTAAGTGACAGAGGCATACCTGTTTTCTCAATACTAAATGACAGGCTTAACCTTACCAAAGATTCTATAAACGAATTCTCTAAGGAAGGTGACAACGCTAGTCTTGTGTTAAAAGAATTGGTAGCAGGCATTCAGCAAAGGTTTGGCGGAGCAACTGCTCGTCGTGTGGACAACGTAACCACTCAGTTCTCAAACCTCAAAAACTCAATAGCATTGGCAGCAGATGCCATAGGCAGACAGGGGTTTGCAGCAGCATTAGGTGCCACAGCAGACCAGATCACCAACTTCATTGAAACCAACGACGCTCTTATTAAGCAGATAGGCATGGGATTAGTAAAAGGATTTTTATATCTCAAAGAAGTTATACAGATAGTAATAGCCAACATTGAATTCCTTGCTAAGGCTTTTGTGGCGTTCTTTGCACTGAAAATTGGTATGGCAGTTGGCGCTCTAGCATTAGCATTTGGTAAAACACTGGTTAATGGCTTAAAATTAGCAGCAGTTGCTACTTTGAGCCTTACCAAGGTAATGATGAGAAATCCAATACTGGCAGGTGCTACTGCAGCCATAGCAGGTGTAGAACTGCTTACAGGTGCTATCTCAGGATTTCTACGCAAAATAGGCGTTATGGACAAAGCACAAGAAGTCACAGAAGCACTGGGCCTTAGTTTTGACACTCTTAAAGAAAATGGTATTGAAGCAGCAGGCGCTATAGGACTTAACCTTGAAAGTCTAGAAGATCTTGGCGGCATACAGGAAAGAGTAAATCGTCTTGCTGAGGAATACAACCTTGATTCTCAGCAGGCAGCAGCCATCCAAAGAGAATTAGCAAATGCCACTGGGCAAACTGCTGACGCATCAGAAAAATCCGCAAATGCTGCTAACGAAAGCAGCGAAGAATACAAGAAAATACTGCAAAGTGCAGAAGACACGCTGTTCCAAACCAAATTACAATTGGTAGAAAGCGAAGAACAGCGTGCCATAATGGAAGCACAGAGAGAACTTAACGAAGACCTTACAGACCAAGAAGAAGAACGTCTAAGAGCAGTAGTTAGAACAACTACAGAACTTGAAAGACATATTCAAATAAACAAAGATCTTAAGAGAATCGCAGACGACATAGTTGAAAGTATTCAAGAGCAAGGTTCAGAACTAAGACAGGCTGCACTTGGCACAGATCTAGCAGGACAAATTGGTGACATAAACATGGCAAGAGACGCTGCTCTTGCCCAATATGCCGCTACAGCAACAGGCACAGAGCAGGAAATAGCAGATGCTCGTGTAGCAATTGAACGTGAAGCACAGCGCAGAATAGATGCTGTGAGAGAACAGGCAATTGAACGCCGCCTTAACATGGAAGGCAAGGCAATTGCAGAAAGTCTTTCACGATCAGACAGAGAAACACTGCAGAGAATAGGTCAGCAGGAAAGACAGCAGGAAATCACTCGCGACAGAATTGAATTTGAAAAGAAATCAGAAGCACAAAAAGCACAATTTGTTATTCAACAGGGTGCTGAAGCATTCTCTGCTCTAGGACAGCAAAACAAAGAAGCATTTGAAGCAGCAAAGGCATTTAACATTGCTAATGCTATTATGAACACCTATATGGCTGCTACCAAAGCACTTGCTACCTATCCACCACCCTTTAACTTTATAGCAGCAGCCGCAGCAGTAGGCGCTGGTCTTGCACAGGTTGCTCAAATAAGAAGTCAAACCTACTCACCAAGAGCACTGGGTGGTCCTGTGCAAGGCAACTCTCCATACCTAGTAGGTGAAAGAGGACCAGAACTGTTTGTTCCAGGCACTGCTGGCAGCGTAGTAAGAAATCAAGACATAGGCAGCAGCGGTCCTGTCAATGTGAATTTCAATATACAGACGAATGACGCAAGAGGATTTGATGATCTTCTTATGCAGAGAAGAAGCATGATTACACAAATGGTTAATGACGCAATGCAAGAAAGAGGCAAAAGGAGTATGATATAATGGCTGGCTTTTATCCTAACGATCCGCAGTTTCAAACTGTTAATTTTCAAATAAACACTCCTACTCTTACTGTAAACACAGCAAGTGGCAAAACGCAGCGTGTGGGCATGGGACACAGTTTCTATACCTTTAGCGCACAGTATAACAATATGCTGAAAAAGGACGCTAGAAAAATACACGGCTTCTTAGCAGCACAGTTTGGACAACTTGAATCCTTTCAGATTGTTTTACCAGAAGTAAGTTTTACAAGTGTAGAAAATCAATACTCAGCATTTGTTTACACAGACACATTTCTAGCAAAAGGATCAAACAGTGTGTTTCTAGACACCTTAGCATCATCAGGCACTGTTTTAAATGCGGGTGACTTCTTTAAATTCAACAACCACTCAAAGGTATATCAGGTAGTCCAGGGTTGGGAAGAAGGCGAAAAACTGTTTTTCTCAGGAGGAACAGTAGAAGATGTGCCTAATGGAACACAACTCACAATCACTCAGGTTCCTTTCACTGTTATATTAAACAATAATGTGCAGGAATGGGAAACAGGCATAGGCGGAATTACCACAATGAGTGTGGATTTTAGGGAAGTTTGGTAATGGCTAAAGATTATTCAAATCTAATCAAAGATGAATTCAATAGACAGAAGTTTATTGCTGTAGATCTAGTTGATTTTTTCCTTGAAGACGAGCAGGGCAATGCTAATACGCTGAGTCTCTGTAATGGAGGATTTGATATTGAATCAGATGGTGTTACCTATCAAGCACAGGGCGATTTTATTGGCTTCTCAAGTGTAAAAGAAGAATTTGATGTAAAAATAGGCAAATTTACTATATCTCTTACTGCGCTGAATCAACAGGTAGTTGATGATTTTACTACTTCTAAGCCTGAAGGCAAGAGAGTAAGAATAAGAAAAGCATTCCTTGACTTTCAACCCTTTACACTTGATCCAGTTGATACACCTATCATACTGTTTGATGGGCAGATATTCAACTACTCAATTACAGAAACAAACACAACTGCAACACTTGAAGTAAGTTGTTCTACGCTGTTTGCAGATTTTGAAAGAAGAGCAGGTAGAAGGACTACTAACTCTTCTAACTGGCTGTTTCAGGGCTTTACTAGAGACAGGATATTTGACAAAGCAGGGTTTGTGGGCAATACAGAATTTTTATGGGGTCGCACCAAATGATAGCAAGAAGTATGCATCCACAGGAGTTTGATCTCACAATCAATCTGCTTGAATACTACAGAGATGAACTTCAAGACACAGACGCACGCACAGCAGAACAGTGGGATACCAACAGCGTAATTGCCACAGTAAGAAAATATGCTGCGCACACAAACACCTGCTGGTTTAACTTGTATGAAGGTCAAAGACCTGTAGGCTGTCTAAGTGGTTGTTTTGTGAGTTGTCCTTGGAACAAAGACCTTGTAAATGCCAATATTGACCTTGTTTTTGTAATGAAAAGTCATAGAAGTTACGAAGCAGTCAATACGCTTGTGACAAAGTTTGAAGAATGGGCAAAACAGGTTGATATTAACAAAATCACAATCACAGACACAGGCTTTGACAGAGAATTGATAGAATACTACAGTCACCTGGGCTATGCGCAGGATCAATGGATGACAAAGGAGATATAAATGGGTTGGAATCCCTTTGAAGCAATAGGTGACGCATTAGACAGTGCTGCTGATTTTGTAGGCGACGTAGTTGGAGGCATTGTCAAAGGCATTGGCAAAATTGTCACAGAAGTAGTTGATTTTGTAGTCCAGCCCTTTATGGATCTGTTTAGTTTTGATGTGCCGTCTCCTGGTGATGCGCAACAGGCTAAACGAGAAGAAGGTGTTCTAATACAGCAGTCTGGTTCTAACGTGAATATACCTGTAGTCTATGGCTATAGAAAAATAGCAGGAACAGTGGTATTTGTAGAAACAGGCAGCACAGACAACAAATACCTCTGGGTTGCTTATGCTTTCTGCGAAGGAGCCATTGAAGGCGTGAGAGAAGTGTTTATTGATGACACACAGTTAGACAGCAGATACATCAGCCAACTAAACTCAGGCAACTCCGTTGATATTACTACAGGCAGATTCCAAGACAGAGTAAAACTGCAACTTTGGGGCGACGGATACAAAACAGAAGACCAATATGTAGATGACGGCAATAATTCTATTCTAAGTGAAAGTCCAAGTTGGGATCAAAGATGGACTGCTAACGGCCTAGTAGTGCTTATGGCACGCTATGAGTGGAAAAAAATAGAAACTCAGGAAGACGCTGACGATAATCCATTTACAGGCGCTATACCTAAACTGCAAATCAGCGTGCTTGGTAGAAGAGTAGCATCACTGCTTAACAGTAGTGTGGATCAATATGATTATGAAGGCGCAGGCTACACAGAAAGATATTCTACCAACCCTGCTGAAATACTGCTTGATTACCTAAGAAATCCAAGATACGGTAAGGGCTTACAAAACTCTGAAATAGACTGGGACAGTTGGAAAATTGCTGCTCAGAAAGCAAACACAGAAGTTACCTACATAGCAAATGGCATCAAAGGACCCATACTTACAGCAAACTATGTAATTGACACAGGGCAAACACTGTTTAACAATGTCAAACTCATGCTAACAGGTATGAGAGCCTATATGCCTTATGTGCAAGGCAAATACAAGTTGAAAATTGAAGACGCAGGCAATCCAACAGACATAACAAGTGGTGCTGCTGTAGTCCAAAAAGTGTTTAACAAAGACAACATTGTGGGTGACATAACATTTACAGGCGTAGAACGCAGTGCCAAGTATAACCAGGTAGTTGTAAAGTATGTGGATCCAGACAACAAGTGGAGCGTTCAAGAAGTTGTATTTCCTGAATCAGAATCAGAAAGACTGCGCCTACAACAGATAGACGGTGGGCGCGAAAACAAGAAAGATATGACACTGCCAGGCATTACAAACTATGCTATAGCACGTGACTTCGCAAGATTGGTTCTTAACAAGAGTCGCTTTCAAGATAGCATATCTTTCAAAGCAAACTCACAGGCATTTGATTTAGAGCCAGGCGACAATGTATATGTAGATGCTAATATACTGAAATTTGGCACAGATCCTGCTGAAAACGCTATTCCTTTTAGAATTGTTAGCATAAAACTTAACAATGACTATACCTTTGACATAGGCTGTATTAGAAACCCTGATTTTATCTATCCCTATGTAACAGCAGGCGAAATTGACACTCTAATACCGCCTTACATTCCAAAAGGCGCTGATATTGTGTATCCTGGTGTAGCAACTAATCCTCCAGTAGGGCTTGTGCCACCTACTAATGGTAATGTAGGAGATCAAACAGGTGTGCCACGCCCAGGCAACGGTGGAGGCGAAACAGATCCTACAGATCCCACAGATGGTGGTGGTGTAGGTGCTCCAGACGGTGGTATAAACCAAGATAGACCAAATAATCCTGCTCCAGAACCTCCACGCATTCCTGAAAGACAGGATTACGTTGAAATAGAAAATGTAAGATATGCAACAATAAACGGTGGAACATACGCTGACATTACTATTACACAACCAACTCCAGGCGTTTATGATCATACCAAGGTGTGGTGGAAACGAAATATTTCAAGTGAAACAGTCTGGGAAAGCAAGGTAATAGATAACAAGCCTGGAGCAGGACGTGAAATAGATTTCAGAATTGGTCCTCTAATACCTGATTTTCCTTACAGTATCAAAACCAGAGTGGTTTATCAGACAGGTGATAGTTCTAAGTTTGTTAACACAGCAGTGATTAACGTAGAAAGAACTGGTCAAGAAGATCCTCAGGATTTTCAACAGACTGTAGGCTCTGGTTGGGAACTCAACACCCAACCAGTTGAACTAAGAAGAAATACCTATCTGAGAACCCTAAGTGCGCGTCCAACACTTAACAATGGTTCTCCTACAGATCCACGCGGATTGGTATTTTCAATTGAACAGGATATCTATAACTTGCCTATCAATGGTTATATTGCTGGCATGAACGTTTATTATAAAAAGCCAGGCTTTGAATACTGGACCAAACGTGAAGTTGATTTTGACGACAGTTATACAGAAGGCGCAATCTACGAATTTACAATAAGTGATTTTGGTTCGCCAGGCACAGATCAACTTTATGACTTTGCGCTGCGTTTTAGATACACAGACAACACAGAATCAATCTATCAATATAGAACAGTTACTACTAGAGTAGAAACAGATCCGTTTGGCAACCCAGATTTTAACCCATTTCGTTTTACAACTCCTAAAAACAGTGGTAGAGAAACTGTGGATGCTTTCACACTTATCACAGTTGATAATGCTCCTCAAGGCAGTGTAGCAGATCCCCGTGATTTAGAAATTACTTTTAACAGAGATTTTGGCTTAGCAAGTCTATCAAGAGAACGGATACTGTTTTGGATAAACGAACCTGATGATCCACAAGCCATATGGAGAGGCATAAGAGTTTATTTCCGTAAAATAACCTATGAAGGCGCTCAAGAAAGGCAACAGAGAGACTTCCTGCCAGTAACGCAGGATAGATTTGGAAGATACCTAGTTGCGCTTGACATTGAATATGATGTAGAATACGAATATGTGTTAGTGCCTATTGTAAGCGACGGCGGTGAAAGAGTAGAAGCCCGCCAAGCCTGGAGAGGTGTAGGATTTATAAATTCAGGCCAAATAAATGGCAGAACTCCAGACTGGTTTGAAAGATTAAATTTTCAGAAAGGCAACAAAAAAGTGCTGCTATCAGAAGTAATAGAAGTGCCTGAAGAAGAAGATGACACCAGCCCGTTACCTTCCTTACCAGAAAGCATACAGGTAGTAGAATTTAACTTTATCAAACTTGACCAAGACAGTTTCAGCGCTAATCCTAAAAACAGTTTCTACGAACTGCGTTTCTACAAAGAGCATATCACAGACTACACGGGTATTACCATATATCGCAGAATGAAAAATGTGTATTCGCTAAACTATCCTTTTACTAACAGTCTTTATGGATATGGACCTTGGGAGCGTCTTGAAATTACCAGCACAAACACTGACAGCAACAATCTAGTAGGTGTTAATCTAAGAGTTCCTCTCAGTCACAGAAACTTCCGCTCTAGAGAAGGCAATATTACACCTGAAAACAATTTTGACAGTCTTTATTATGATTATGACACAGATACATTCACACCTATTGTTTCTCGTCACGATCAAGCAGAACAGCAGTTCTTTATCATAACTAACAACAGCGCTGGATCCAGTGAGAAGGGACTTCTGCTTACAGGCAACAACGCAAGAGTAAGTGGATCTACTGTGTTAAGAGAAATTGTTAAAAATTCAAGAAACAAGCCCAAAGAGCGTGATCCTGAAGACTTTAACAAACTGCCTTCAGGTTTGCGCAGAAACCTTAATGAAGCCTATCCTGCGTTTCCTGCAAGTCAATTAAGAACACCACAGAACTTTAGAACACTTGGATATACACCGCCAGCAGGAGCACAATAATGGCGATTCTCTCTGACTTTACAATAAACGGCATATACAGCATAGAAGAAGACAAAATTGTGCCTGAAAACACGGGAACCTGGGACGATGTCTCTACCTGGGATAACTTTACAAGTTGGCGAGGTTCGCCAGTTGATACTCTTATCTGGATTACAAATGCTCTTGATCTAGGCAGCAGTCAGGTTTTTAATCTAGAAATAGAAACAACCGCCGCAGGCATAGTAAGATACAGTGTGTTTGTGAGTGAAACTGGTGCTTTTGAAGGCGAAGAAACAGAAACTGTTATAGAACAGGATCAAACAGGCATACCCAGTTTCTTTGGTAGGTATGTGATTGTGGTAGTAAAAGTGGATCAGGACGGCGGAAACAACGAACTGTTTAATGTAAGCCTAAGAGCCAACAACAGAGCAATCATGCTGAGATTTTCAGATGTAGATACCAGTTCTTTACCAGGCACAGTAGATGAGCGAGTGCTAGAAACAGAAAGAACCATAGCAGGCATAGAAAATATGCAGATTACGCCTAAAACAGTGCCCGCATATGATCTTGATGTCTATGTAACAAATACTGCTACTTCAGAACTGTTAATACCAAGAATAATTGACAAAACACAACTTACATTTGCACTGCTGGGACTTGATAATCAGCCTAGAGACGGTGTAGTTGATATTATTGTAGAAACACTGCCTGAACAATTCATGGACGGTAACAACCTAAGGAGCAGATAATGCCAATTAGACAGAAAAACTCCAGTTGGTATTGGGGATCACAAGGTCCTTTCAAATCAAGAAGAAAAGCACAACAGGTAAGAAGGGCTGCTTATGCAAGTGGCTACACTAAGAAAAAATAAATACAGAAAGGTAACACGTTATGGCATTTCCAATTAACACAGTAAGCACAGCAAACCTAAATGCGGGCACGGATGATCCAAGCCTTGCTCGCGAAGATTTACTGGATCTTACAGAAAAAGTAAACACAATTATCACAGAATCAAACACCGCAGACGGTGTGTTAGTGCTTGATATCAACGGTAGAGTGCCAGCAGCGCAGGTTCCTGCCACACAAAGCCCACAAACTGATCTCACACTTGCTCCTTCCACAGGCGTAGTAAAAATCCAAGATGTGCTTAGACTACAGCAGTTAAGTGTAACAGAAGTAGAAACACGCACGGCTAACGCAGCAGGCGATTTGGTGTTTGTGCTTGATGGTGACGCAGGCGCGGAATGCCTCGCAGTGTATGACGGAGCAGAGTGGCGCAGAGTGTCACTGGGCGCAGCAATATCAGCCAGTTAGGAAACACAATGAACGGCAATAGACCCAGTGAATTTGAAAAAAGCAGTTTGGAAGCGCACGTTGAGGGCAACAAAATACGCTTCTCTCACATAGACGAGTCATTCAAAGCACTTACAGCAAGACTGGATCATCTAGACCAAAAAGTAGAAGAACTGCACGAAGACTTCAAAAATTCAAACACTCAACTTATCAAAGCAATTATTGCTGCTGCTGGCACTGTAACAGCGGGCTTGATATCCACTATCGTTGTTATGATTGTTAAAATTTAATACATACCCATATGGAAACACCAGACTGGGTTCTGACAAATCTACACCCTACCAAAAAGCCACGCAAAAACGGCATACCTGATCAAGAGCCTAACGCAGTTACTTGGTATCCCTCAGAACAAAAAACCTGTTCCCATTGTGACAAAACTGTTTGGCAAGACAGCCTAGAATGTAGAAAAAGTTGGAATCCCAGACCGCATTGGCGCGTGAAATGCAACAACTGTAAATTTTATTTGAACTATCAAACAGGTAAATTTGATCTTGCTCCAACCAGCGCCAATAACAAAATAATTGCTCGTCTTAGGGATAAATAAAACTGTTAGCGCAGTAATAATAAAAAAAACTTATTGCCATTAGTTTATTCCTGTTATAGAGCGCTGTGCTAACTGCCTTAACTGGCATTTTATAACTCCGTTAGCCCCCAAACCGCAATGGTGAGGGGGCATTTTTTTATCTAAAACACCACAAAAATCCAAATCGCCATTTTAGGCTGAAATAAACACCCTTAAACACCTCTTAAGTGCTGGTTGAATCAAAACAGTTCTTATACAGGCTTTTTAGTATCAACATACTGCTTCTCTTAATTCTCTTTACAAAACACAGTTTTTTCTGTATAATTTGTAATTAAGATAAATAATACGGAGACAAACTAATGGCAAAACTGAACTATGATAAAACCCGTGAGCGTTCAAAATTGCAAAACAACGCACACACACGTCCTCTCAGCAGAATCTGGTTGATTGGCAAGTATCGTAACTCTCCTGTAAGTGAAATACCTCTCACATATCTACAGTGGGTGTTTAACACCTTTGAGTCTGGAAATTATCACAGACAGATTGCCGCACGTGAAATCCTAAGAAGAACACAAAACGGAGCAAGATAAAATGATCCAAAATGGCATAGATTATTATAACATAGAAGAACAAATTAATAACAAAGAAGAACATAGTTGCACGGCTGATTTCTCTTGGCCTGTTAGTGAGGCTTCGCCTCTTCAACTGCGAAGTCAAGAACTTCTTGATTCTAAGCCAAGAGGAGAGGTGGAACCTCTTGATTCTGGGGGCTGGGTGGAGGCTGCCGCGCCCCTTGGCCCGCACAATGTAAAGCGAGCACTGATTCAACTATTTAAAAATCCCGCGGGCGCTAAGAAAGTGAAAATAAGACTGAATCTTGTTGACGGTGAAAATCCAGAGTTTATTGCGCCCCTACAGCCAAAAAGCAATTTGACTAATTTTCTCAAACACACAGGCGATCACAGAGAACAAGCACGAGAATGGTTCCACAGTCTAAGAACACACTCCAAAAAACAGTATGGTGTCTTGCCACAGCAGGGCAAGTTTCACCTAAAAACAGGTGCTAGATCCAGTCGCTTGCACACAATTAGTGTAGAACCTGACTGCTATGCCAGTGTGAGTTATGCGCAGGAAGACAGAGTTTATGTGGGCTTTCTAAAACTGTATGATCTCATGCTGAGTGAAATTGAGTTTCAAGATCAATATCTGTCAGAACTTCAGAAAAAAGCCGCAGTGAGAGGACAGTGTCTCTGGATCAATCCTCGTTTTGACGAAAGACAGCGTCCGCTCACATGGGCAGAGCAGAGAAAAAAACAAAATAAATAACACTATGACAGATAACGCAAAAACAGGACCCAAGCCCAAACGCATTGTGGAAGGTGTAATAAATGGCATTTCCGTAGGAAGAGATGGTGTAGTAGTTCCTCCAGATCAAGTAGAAGAACTGGCCAGTTTGGGTTGTAAAGACAGAGAAATTGCGAACTTCTTTGGTATCAAAGAAAGCACTTTGAGATACAATTTTAGTGCCAATCTTGTAAAAGGCAGAGAATGCTTGAAGATCAGTCTAAGAAGAGCAATGCTTACTAACGCCTGTTCTAACATGAACGCAGCAGTGCAGATATTTCTTGCTAAAAACATGCTGGGAATGGCAGACACACCTGTCAATGCAGACGAAAACGCACCCCTACCTTGGAGTGACTCAATACTGGAAGACGGAGTTGAAAATGAGAACAGTGAGTGAATATCAGTCTGACAACAGAGATTACACAGCAGAAATTGTATACCACGAGGAACAAAAACGCTGGCAGGTTTTCTGTTACTTTGAAAATAGAGAAATAGACGAACAGATCTTTCCCACAGAACGTGAAGCAGAAGACTGTGCTGAAGACTTTGTTTTACAAGGTAACTCTGAATGACATTTTCTACTCTATTTGAAACAGAACAAACAGGTAATAGAATAGATTTGCTTTCTCACTCAGGCAGAGAGTGGATCACAGAACAGACTACAAGATGGTGGGAAAGTCAAGGCTGGCAAGCAGTAGTATGGGATAACACTGGTAATGTGCCTGCGAAAGGTAGAAACAGAATTATCAGAGACTGGAAAGCCAGTGATAGGGATTGCCTTGTAATGGCAGACGATGACATTACTCTTTACACACATCGTTATTCTACTCAAACGTGGCTTGATTCGCCTATCACAGAAGGTGTTTACACCCTGAATTCCAACCACAAAATGCACTATCTTAGGCAGAACAGCACAGGATGGCAGGGCTGGCAATGGCTTGAAACTCAGGAACAGAGTCAATTCTATGTAATCGCAAACAGAGACATACCTCTTCAGGATGAACAATTTTCAGCACTAGAGGATCTTGATTGGGCATGGCAGTGCTGGGACTTGGGCATAAGAACACACCTACTACAAACTGTGTTTCTCAGAGAGCAGAGTCAGGACAAAGCCAGTCTAATAGCACAGGATAGAGAAACTCGCAGGGCAGTTTATGCAGAAGCACGAAAACTGCTTGAAGCCAAGTGGGGCACTGCCAAGTGGAGTGAATTCAAAAAAATAGCCAAAATTGCTTGACACTTCAGCCACTGTATCATATACTGTATTTACAGTTTAGCAATACAGCAACACTGACAACGGAGTTATTACAATGGTTACCTACCGCATTACAGTTTACGACGAAGATGGCATTCCAGAACTTGAACTCTCAGGCCTTACATATGAAGACGCACAAGCAGAGATCATGTGTATTGCTGACCAAGAGTATGTGTTTGAAGAGGACTGGGAAGATGAATAAGGTATGCGAACTTTCTGAACTGAGAGAACTTGCTATAATTCATGACGCGAGAAGTCAGGTCACAGACACTGGCGAAGAGTTTTACCAGTTTGAATTTGGCACTATTATCTCAGATGACGCTGGCTACCTGGCAGGCGAGCCTTCAGATGCTTATCTAAGTTATCTGAGATGCTTTATTGAAAACGAATTACATTTAAACAACGATTAAGCCAAAATCCGTTGACACCCAACACCATTTATCATATACTGTATTTACAGTTTAGCAATAACGCTACTGTTTAGGCACAAAGAGGCAACACAAAATGGCAAAGATTAATCCAGCAGGCTTAGACAAAATGCTTACCGCAGCGGCACAGACCGTTGTAAATTATAATCCTGAAGCAAATTATAGTGCTTCAAGCACTGGCAGTGACATGCTTAGTTTTGTGCGCACGGCAATAGTGCATTACGGTTTTAACCGCGAAGAGCATTTTGAAGATTTGTTAGTATACCGTGAGTCTTTTGAAAAGAAGATTACCAAAAAGTATCGCGTGAAGTTTACTTACAACACAAACGAAGATCTTGAAGCGAAGTATAAGAAGCGCAAGGTGCCACAATTGATTCAAGTTAAAAGTGGCATTCTTGATTTACTTATTGGCGAACTTAACGTTGTGCGCATCAACATGAATGAGGTAGCATAAAATGAATACTGAACAAGACCGTTACGACATTACTACATTTGACAGCACTGGCGCACCTGACCTACTTATTACCAATCTCACTGAGAAAATTGCTAACAGTTGGGTTACAGAACTAGAAGCAGATGGTGTTAACTTTGAAAT